GAATTCGCCATACACTTCTCTTTTTAAATAAAATGCATAATCTGCCGCCTGGATGTTCTTTTTTATTTCAGCCTCGTCAAACTCTTCTGTTATCACAATTCCATCAAACAAAAGCTCCCCGTTGTCAGAGCACATCATTACCCTGCTGCCGACAGATATTTCAATCTGTATGATATCTTTTGATAAATCCGTGTAAAGATAATCGAACGACAGCTTCCGCGCCATCTGGCTGATATCACCTGACCATGTTGCTGTACTGATATAGCTGCTTACATCTGCTCCATCTGCTGTAATAATCATAATGGTATCTCCAATACCTTTCCCACAGGAAGCTTTCTTGGGTCATCAACCCCGTTCTGCCGTGCAATGTCCTGCCATCTTGTGCCATCTCCATAATGCTTTACCGCAAATCCCCAGAGCGTGTCGCCGCTTTTGACCGTTACTGACTTGGGAGTTTCCTGTGTATCCGGGCGCTGGTTCAGACCAGTTGCCGTATACCTGTTTGACATGGATGGCACAGCGGTAATACTGGAAAACCTGTCTTCTGTGAAGCTCCACGCTACCTGGACATCATTCTGCCCTTCTGTATAGGATGCTGCTGCTGAATTTACGATAAACTTATGGTTTACGTTTGTTCCGGATATGATAATCCGGAGGCTTTTCTGCCCGTTTTTTGCTTTCTCAATCATAGATATCATACTGTCTGGCGGTATCCCTTTGTAGAATGGCGAACCCGGAGCAGGAAGGAATGTCTGTATGGCAATCTTTACAGGGTTTCTGTGCCCTGGAAGCATCACCGTTCCAATATTAAGCAGCTCTATTGATTTGTCGCCATTTTCTGATGATACCTGTATCTGCTTTGGATTGACTGCCAGCTCAAACTGCCCTTCATCCGTAGCTATAAGTACGCTCCTGGTTTTTGACATCACATATTTTCCTCCGCTTCCTCAATCCTTTTTGCCAGTTCCTCCGCTATCTTCCCAATATCTGCATCGCTTTTCACCTCCATGTTTTGGATTGTTATATTGATGTCCCCCCGCTTTACAGGCTGGGGCGTCTGCTGTATGGCTGCCGGCATCCTGCCTGCCGCTGTACTTTCAAAACCGCCAGGCTCTCTTTTCACCGTTTCCGGCTGCACTGTTTCAGCGGACGCATAACTTCCAGAGGCCCAGCCTGTGCTGCGCTCATCCGCCCTTTTTATCATGCTCCTGCTGTCGGAATTGGACTTGATCTTTGTTCCTGACGGCAGGTGCATAAGCTCCGGGCCATGTTCCCCTACCGTAGTCCATCCGCCCCTGTAATAGTCCGTTCCTGTTGCATTTGCATCCACGCTTCCGCCAAAAAATCCTTTTATCTTTTGGACAGCACCCTGTACGCCCTGTGCAACAATGCCTATGGCTTCCCCCAGCTTGGTTAGGATTGGCCCTACTACGTTCCATACCGCCTCGATAACGCCCTGTATTGCAGGAAATACAGCCCCCACTGCTGAACCGATCAGCTCAATTCCCGCCAGTGCAAGATCGAGAATGGGAGAAATAACCGACCATGCTGTAGAAAGCACGGATGCGATTGCAGGTCCCACCGTCTGGAATATTGAAGAAAGCGTCCCGGCATGACCGCCGATTTTACTGAATGCGGACTGGAGCTTTGCGCCGATATCTGTCACAATCTGCGCCACAACAGGAAACACTTCTGAAACAACGGAACTGATTCCTTCAAATATTCCGCCCATCACTGGCAGCAGCGCTGCCAGCGTCGAGCCTATACTGCTCACAACAGGCTGTATATACGGGACAATTGCGCCAAAATTATCAAGCATGCCCTGGATGCACGGCTTCATCTGCTCAAACGCAGCGCTAAAATCTGTGCTCAGCTGGCCAAGGACCGGCTGCCACTGCCCCCATACATTTGACAAAATCCCCCCAAGCATTTCTATGCCCGGTCCCACTTTGTCAGCTATGGCAGATATGGACGCTTCAAACTGCGGCATCTTATCCATCAGCTTCTGCAGGGCGCCTTCAACATATGGCAGCGCCTTCATGCCAACAGAAGTCAGCATATTCTGCCCGAAATTCTTTATCTTCTGGCTCATTGCCCCGATGGAGCTCTGCTGTGTGGCAAACGCTGCTTCCGTAACGCCGGAAGCTTCTGACATTGCCGCTGTCTTTTCATGCCATGTGTCCGCAAGGTCCCCTGTCAGACCAAGAATTGCCTGTTTTGCAGATTTGTCTGAAAAAAGGTTTGCAAGGTCAAGCGAACTCCCGCCCACCTGGTCCTTAAGCTTTAATATAACGCCTTCCAGCCCTTCTGCCTCCAGTGCCGCCGCACCGGAAGAATACCCCATTTCCTTAAGGGCCTTTGAAAGGCTGTCTGTAGGAGCCAGAAAGCCTGCAAGAACCCCTTCAAGCTGCGTGCTTACCTCCGCTGTATTTCCTGTAACGCCTGTAAGCGTTGCCATGGTTCCATAAAGCGCCTCCTGCGTCACGCCAAGCTGCGAACCCATTGCGATTGCTCCGCCCATGCTTGCCGCAAGCTCCGGAAAGGATGTCTGCCCTAATTTTACAGTAAGAAAAGCAAGGTCTGAAGCTTTCTGCATTGCCTCCGCAGATGTGTCGCCATATGCTTTTGTAACTGAGCTTAACAGGTTTACAGAGTCCGTCGTCGTTGCATTCCCGGCCTTTGCGGCCTTCGCCGCAATCTCAAGCTGCTTCACATTTTCCGCAGACTCCCCAAAAGCAGACACAACCTGGTACAGCCCGTCTGTCAGATCGCTGGATGCAATTCCTGTATCATTGCTCACCTTCATCAGCTGGCCGCTGTACTTTTCCAGCTTTGCATTGATATCCCCGTCAAGCAGCGTGCCGACATTTTTCATCTGTGACTGGAAATCCACGGCACCCTTGACTGCCATGCCCGATGTGGCTGTAACAGCCGTAAACGCTGCCGCTGTCCCGACTAAAGCTGTTTTTCCTAAAGTTTTTACTGCCTCTTTTGCACCCCTGACAACCAGTTTTACAACTTTATTATCCTTTATCTTTGCAAGGTGCTGCCTTACCCTGCGTATCCCTTCCATGGCGTTCTGTGCCCGCGCTGTAAAATGGATCACCCTCCTGCTGACTGGCTCCATTCTCTGGCGCAGCCTGTCAACAGCCTGGTGCGCCGAACTTGTTTGTATGCGCAGCTCCCTTTCGCGCAGCCGCTGCTGGTCAAGGCGCTGCAGTTCCTGCCGCGCCCTGTCCGTGGCTGTGCAAAAGTCCCTGGCAGAATTCTGCGCCTGCCTTAATACCCCTGATACATTATCTCTTAATGCAATACTCGCTCCAAAAACATCCATTGTAAGTCCCGCTCCGTTTTGCATACAATAAAAACAGCCCCTATCCTTTCATTTCAGGCTGTTTTTTGTTTCTTCCCTGTTTAATTCTGCGATTGCAGCAAATAACACCATTTCGTCCCTTGTCCGTGCCATGAGGTATTCCGGGCTTATCCCCCGTTCCATCCAGTAGCCTATGGCCCGCATCTGCCAGGAGCCCTTTATCAGTTTTTTGTCTCGGCTACCTCGTCAATTGGTTTTACGGACGACTCATCATAAATACCGCTCAGCTTCAGGATTTCTTCTGCAATGCTGCGCCTGTCTGCAGATGAGAACATGTCGCATATTTCATAATGCCTGCTGATAACCCCGGCTTCTACAAGTGTGCCGGCGTTTTCCTGGAGCTCTCTGCATGACATGTAAATCAGGTATTTATCCACTACAATGCTGTCATCAGAAAATTCCGTGCACTCGCTGATTTCCTGCTCGGAAAGCCCCCTTATTGTGATATCCACTCCTGAAGACTCCACACGGAGCTTTTTTGTCATTTTCTTTTTTCTCTGTTCTATTTTTTCTTTTGCGCGTCTTGCAAAATCATTAAATATCTGCGTATTATTGTTCATTTCTTCATTCCCTCCTATTTGCAGTCCCGCTTTTCCTTCCATCGCTCTGTATGCCATTTGTATCCCCGATATTTACTAGCCGGTCTAAATATCTTTAATCTGGTCAAGCAGTATCATGTCTGTCGGCGTAAAGGTAAACGGGTACTCTTCTTTTACCACTGCTCCTATTTCCCACGACTTTGTAAATTCTCCAAGGGCCACATTCCCTATCTGGTAGCGTTCTGTCTGTTCTCCAACTGCATCCGGATCTTTCAGCTTTGCTATAATGGCCCCTCTTGGATCTCTTCCTTTTGCAAGCTCCCTGCGTACATCATCAAACCGTGTATATACTTTTTTAAATGCGAGCGTTCCTTCGCCCTTCAGACCGACAACCTTGGTATCAACATCCAGCCCCATCTGAACGTCTTCGCGGTTTACGGTCACTTTTGTCTCTATCTTTTCAAGCTCCGCAATTTTAAAACCGTTCCAGTATACTTCTGCCCATGTGCCGGACAGGACCTTGTTTCCTTTTATCTCTCCCATTATCCGCCTCCTACAGCCTTATTTTCAGATACAGGTCCTCAACTGCATCCAGCAGTTTAATCTTGCCTGCGAGAAAAATGAGCGATCCTGTGTTTGCTTCCTTAATCTGCTGCTCTGTCAAATCATCCGTATCAACGCCGTCGTCTCTCAGCCATTTTAAAATGGCTTCCATATCCAGATCGACATAGTGATCGTTCTCCTTATCCACCACTGTATCCTCAAGGTCTTTGAGATACTGGTTTATCGCCCCGATTAATAACTGTTTGTTATCATAGGTATTGTTCATCCTCCCCACAAAGTTATCCTCAAAGGTTGAGCGGATGTCATAACGGATAATGTCAGCGCCTTCCATCACCTTTATCTTCTGAAAATCCCTGGGATGGTCTTCTGATATGGTTGTGAGGGACGTGACGCCCCTTGCAATCTTATACCTGTTTCCATCAAATATAATGATGAGCCTGCCCTGGTCTATCTGGGCATCCGCATCATCAAAGCATGCCGCATCCACAATTTCTTTCAGTTCATAATACGTGCTTGACTGTGTGAGCGGCACGGCAGCAAGTATGCCTGTTATCCTGCAGCAGTACTCCCCGGCTGTGTAAGTGACCGCCTCCTCGTCCCATACCACAGTTACTGAAGGCGTCGCAAAATTAATAACGGCCTCACAGTCTGCCTCGTATTCTGCCAAAACTGCCTTGGCCTTCTTGCCCTCGTTCCTGATTTTTTTAATAAATGCCTTTACTACATCGTAATCTGATTTCTTAAAATACGGGCTTGTCAGATAATCAAAGTTAATATACCTGACAAGCTCAAGGGTCTCTCTTACATCCATTCCCTCATCCTTCATCCCGGCCCGGATGCAGAGTACCCTGCTGGGTTCTGCCTTAAATGCCATCTTTATATAGTCATAATTCTTTTCTGTCCAGTCTTCTTTTGCAACTTCATCAATCCCCATATACGGGTTCATTGCCTGTTCCTGCGTACTGTCTTCTAAGAGCAGCACCGCCATCCCCCGCCCGCTGCGCTTTATCAGCGTCGCAGACTTTTTTAAAAATTCTATTACAATTTTTGGTGTTCCCACACTCAAACCTCCTCAAAACGAAATACCAGCTCGTCAGCCAGCGGTTCTTCCTCTTCCACGGGATTTCCGTCAACAAAGCTGATATGAAATACAT